CGACGGGGTCATTGGGAAGGAAACATGGGCGGCGTTGTTCGGCGACACGGCAACGAAAGCGGAACCAGTCGTGAAAGCAACGACGTCAGATAAAGCACAAGCAATCTGCGCGCTGGCACTGACGCGGATCGGGGATCTGTATGTCTGGGGCGGCAGCGGTATGACCGATCTTTCCGACCGCGCGATCCAGGCAAAGGACGAAGAGTCCTCCCGGGCGATCGCGTTTCGGGACAAACAGTACAAATATGGATTCTCTGACTTGCTCGGACATGACTGTTCCGGCTTTATTTCCTGGCTCATGCGGGAGGCGGGGATCTGGGACAACCGGCGGGATTGTGACGGGCTGTGGTCGTTGTGCGACGAGGCCAGCCGCGCTGAACTGATCGCTGGGGATTTTGTGTTTCGGGTGTCTTCTTCGAATTCCAGCGACGAAACACATATCGGACTATATCTTGGCGTGGGCAAGGTCATTCACGACAAAGGCCGCGACGTCGGTGTTGTACTCGAAGGGAGCAATCAGGGCGGGAGCGGATACTGGCATAAGTGTGGGCGCTGCAAGCTCCTATATCAATAGAACGGAAAGGAACGGATATGGAATACATCGGCGAAATCATTTCAGGCGTATTTGCGCTGCTGGTCGTTTGGCTGCAAGTGCGTATGACACGCGACCGAAAACAAACAGAAAAACGTGCCGCGATTCGCGCAAAGGAATCGAAGCTCGCTATGAAGATGCAGGACGCGAGCCTATCTCTTTCTTTGGCGACTTGTCTCGCCGTAGAGCGCGGCGAAACGAATGGTGAGATGAAGACTGCGCGCGATAAAGCGAAAACAGCGCAAGAGGAATATGAAGATTTTGTCCACGAGCTTGCCTCGGAGCAGGCTACATCTATATAAAAAAGGAGAAAACACAACATGAAAAAGAAACTGATCCTGGTCCTGATCGCGCTCCAGTTGCTCACGTTGCCCGCCGTCGCATTGGCGGATACAGGCGGAACGAACGCTGCTGGCATCCTGATCGAGAATGCTGTGGAGATTGCCGCGGCGTTTTTTATTGCGCTGATCGGCGTGTTTGGTGCATGGCTGACTGCAAAGCTCGGCAAGGCGACCCAACTCGATACAGTGAACCGCGCGCAGCAGGAACTAATCAAGCTCGCGCAGATCACTGTCGGCGAGTTGAAACAGACGGTCGTGGATGGCATGAAAGCTGCGCACACGGACGGCAAGCTGACCAAGGAAGAGATCGCACTTCTCGGCAAATCGCTCATTGATAAGACCACTGCAAAACTCTCCGCATCCGCGATGGATGTGCTGACTGCTGCTCAGGTGGATATCTCCGCGCTTATCACCGGTACGGCAGAACATTTGATTAGTCAGATGAAGGCGGATTAAAAACCACGAAAAAAGAATAACAACTCTTTTGTATACCCGCGATACGGTTTAAACACCGTGTCGCGGGTCTTTTTGTTTTCATACCGCCCGATTCTGTCGTTTCTGTGGCCGTATATTGGGAACGGCGCATTCGTTCCCGGAAAGGGGTACGGCATGCTACAGAGTGAAATCGAAGAGATCGCCCGACTGCAGCGCTGCGGGTATGGATATAAGCTGATAGCACAGATGACCAAGCTGCCGCAAAATACGGTCAAGTCATATTGCCGAAGACATCAGCTTGTCTGCGCGGAAGTTGAGGATACGTCCCGTTGCAGACAATGTGGGAAGCCAGTAGAACAGGCGCCGCGCAGGAAGCAAAAGTTGTTCTGCTCAGACGCTTGCCGTATGGCGTGGTGGAACTCACATCCCGAACGGGTTAAGCGGCGATCTTATCGTACCGCGATGTGCGCTTCATGCGGATGTTCGTTTGAATATTATGGCGGCGGAAACCGCAAGTTCTGTTCTCGCGCTTGTTATGCGGCGTACAGGAAACGGAAGGTGCGATAATGGGCAACGATTATCTAAGGCGCGTGAGCGCATATCTTCTGGCTATAACGACTGCCGATAAACTGCGTCGGGAAGGGGTAATTTCGAACGAGGATTATCAGCGGATAGAACCTTTGATTTTAGCGAAATACGGACTCTTTTCACGCAGTATTTATCGGCGGATTGACTGGATAAACAACCGCCCGAGAGGTAATATAACACCTACAAAAAGGAGGTGACTATATGGAAAGAACTGTGGAACAGGTGCGGTTTTGCAAGCAGCCGCCAATAAAGTTAAAGCGCGTCGCCGCTTATGCCAGAGTGTCTTCAGGCAAAGACGCTATGCTGCATTCACTTTCAGCGCAGGTCAGTTATTACAGCGACCTTATTCAAAAGCGGCGCGACTGGCTCTACTGCGGCGTATATGCGGATGAAGCGATGACCGGCACAAAGGATGACCGTGCGAACTTTCAGCGAATGCTGGATGACTGCCGGGCTGGAGAAATAGACCTCATACTCACGAAGTCCATTTCCCGATTTGCGCGGAACACAGTGTCGCTCCTGCGGATTGTGCGCGAACTGAAGGACATGAAAGTCGATGTTTTTTTTGAGGAACAGAACATCCATACAATGAGTGCGGACGGTGAACTCATGCTGACGATTCTAGCATCATACGCCCAGGAAGAGAGCCTTTCGGTTTCCGAAAACTGCAAATGGTACTGGCGACAACGGATGGAGCAAGGCAACATGGTCGGGCTGCGCCGGATGTTCGGCTACAACATCGTTCGCGGGGTAATTACGATAAACTCAGTAGAAGCCGCGATCGTAAGAAGCATTTTCGAGCAGTACGTTTCCGGCGGCTCGACCGTCGGCATTGCCCGAGCGCTGGAAGCAAGCGGCGTACCAACGGTTTCTGGCGGTAGGTGGAACGGCTCACGGGTGCGAGATATTCTGAAGAACGAGAAGTATATAGGAAACGCGCTCCTGCAAAAGAAGTATGTCGCCGATCATCTGACAAAGAGGCTGGTTCGCAATCACGGCGAACTCACGCAGTACTATGTCGAAGGAACGCACGACGCGATCATAGACCCTGATATCTATGAACTGGCGCAGCGTCGCATAGCGCAGAACACCGAAAAATGCAATATCAAAAAGCCTACCACCGCGCGGTATCCTTTCTCCGGCAAGATCGTGTGTGGAAACTGCGGTAAGCATTTCGGCAGAAAGACAACACACGGTCGGGTGTCATGGATATGCATGACCTTCCAGTTTGAGGGGAAAAGCGCCTGTCCAGCCAAACAGATACCCGAACCCACGCTGATGACAGTCTGTTGTGACGTGTTGGGCATCGCGGAATTTGACGAACGGGTCTTCACCGAAAGAATATCAGGTATACGGGTCACGGCGCCGAACGAACTCCTCTTCCTCCTCGCTGATGGTTATACGGAGACGAGAGTTTGGAAAGACCGTTCGCGCCGCGATAGCTGGACGGATGAAATGAAAGAAGCGGCAAGGCAGCGAGCATCAAAGAAACGGAGGGATTTGCGCGATGAGCAATAGGGCGGTAACGGTCATTCCACCTACGATTAGTTCTTTGGCACGGATGCCATTGGCACCGACGGCAAAGCGACGAGTAGCAGGTTATGCCCGTGTTTCCACCGATAGCAAGGAACAAATGACCAGCTATAAGACACAGGTGGACTACTATACGCGCTACATTCAAGAACAGCCTGACTGGGAGTTCGTCGGTGTGTATACGGACGAGGGAATCTCGGCGGTCAACACGAAGAAGCGCGACGGGTTCAATCAGATGGTGCGCGATGCGCTGAATGGAAAAATCGACCTCATTGTCACAAAAAGCGTCAGTCGCTTCGCGCGGAATACGGTCGACAGTTTGGTGACCGTCCGTAAACTCAAAGAAAAGGGCGTCGAGGTTTACTTTGAGAAAGAAAACATCTATACGCTTGACAGTAAAGGCGAATTGCTTATTACGATCATGTCTTCGCTGGCGCAGGAAGAGAGCCGATCGATTTCGGAGAACGTCACGTGGGGCCAGCGCAAACGGTTTGCGGATGGGAAAGTCAGCGTTGCATACAAACACTTCCTCGGGTATGAAAAGGGCGATGATGATATCCCGCGGATCGTCGAAAAAGAAGCTGTGATCGTACAGCGAATTTACGCACTCTTCATGGCTGGCAAGACGCCGGGCGGCATAGCCCGACTGCTGACAGCGGAAGGCACACCGACTCCCGCCGGGAAAGAGCAATGGCGCTCATCCACGGTCGAGAGTATTCTGACGAACGAAAAGTATAAGGGCGCCGCCCTTTTGCAAAAGAAGTTCACGGTCGATTTTCTACTGAAAAAGATGAAGCCCAACGAGGGCGAGGTTCCGCAGTATTATATCGAAAAAAGCCATGAACCGATTATTGACCCCGTAGAGTTTGAGCTGGTGCAGGCCGAGTTCGCCCGGCGCAAGGATATCGGATACCGTTACAGCGGGAACAGCATATTTGCGTCTCGGATCGTGTGCGGTGACTGCGGCGCCTACTTCGGGTCCAAGGTATGGAACTCCAACAGCAGATACCGCCGAACGATATGGCAATGCAACGCGAAGTTCCGAAACAGTGAGCATTGCTCGACTCCCCATTTGGATGATGAAGAGATAAAGGCGCGGTTCGTAAAGGCATACAATACACTAACAGCTGACAAAACGCAGCTTCTTGACGACTGCCGCATCATGCAGACCGTCCTTTCGGACTGCACTGCGCTTGATTCAGAAATACCTACTCTGCAGGAAGAACTGGATGTGGTTGCCGGACTGATAAGAAAGTGTGTTGAGGAAAACAGCCGCGATGCTCAGAACCAGTCAGAGTATAGAACGCGCTACAACGGCTACGTTGAACGATATGAAGCTGCGCAAAACAAGCTGGAAGAGCTGCAGCGCGAACACGCGCTCCGGCAGTCAAAAGCGGATGCTATCGGCGCATTCATGTTCGCTATTTCCGAGCAGGACGCATTAACCGACTTTGACGCGAGATTATGGACGACCACCGTACGCTCGATCACGGTGCATTCGGACGGACGGACGGCATTTCATTTTCTGACAGGAGGGGAGATTGAAGTGTAACTGATAGAACCGCAAATCGCAATAAGATCAATGAGCATGTTTTTGTGAAACATAAAATTTGCTTAAGATCCCAAGATTGAATGTAGCTTAATATGATTCTCGTGTGAATGTTTAAAACAGTTTGAAAAGACAAAGCCATTTCAAAAAATGAAACCGGCATAATATAGATTTTCGACCTAATGACATGGTTGCAAAAAAGACTACCGATAATCGAAGATTTAGCCTATAATAAAATTGTCCATCTAAATATAATCAACACAAAAGAATCAATCGTATTTATTAATGGCCGTTTTCAAAAATCGATGCATCATAAATATGCATTCTTATTTGGATTATTTATTTGTTTTTTCAGAAATTTAGGGGGAGACAATGTCAAGAATTCTTATAGTCGATGATGAAAGAAGCATACGAAACACATTTGAGATATTCCTGACGAAGGAAGGGCATGAAGTTTTTTTGGCGGAAGATGCTGAAAAAGCAATCGATATCGTTAATGAACATAAATTAGATCTAGTTATTACCGATATAATCATGCCAAGAAGAACTGGAATTGATTTGCTTACAGCTGTCAGGATACGAGAGCCAGATATTCCGATTATCATCATGACAGGCGAACCTACCGTCGAAACCGCACAGGAAGCTATTAAAAACGATGCGAATGACTATTTAATTAAGCCTGTATCGAAAGAAAATCTAATAAAAGCAACTCAATATGCTCTTGAAAGAAAGAAGCTAATCGACGAGAAAGCACAGTTAGAAAACGAAAACGCGAAATATCGTCTTAACCTTGAAAATTTGGTTAAGCAAAAGACGGATGCTCTGCAGCAAGCGATTAATGGCACCGTAGAAACAATAGTAATGATACTGGAGTACAAAGACCCATATACTGCGGGCCATGAAAGAAGAGTTGGTGCGCTTTCTCTAGCTATAGCACGAAAAATGAAGCTGTGTGAGGAAGAACAAAAGCGAGTTTTCTTTGCGGGGTATCTCCATGATATTGGAAAGCTGCTTGTTCCATCTGAAATATTATCAAAACCAGGCAAGTTGACAAAGGGTGAATTCGGAGTCATAAGGGAGCATGTCCAAAGTGGTTATGAATTAACGAAAGGCATCAATTTATCGAGACCAATAGCAGATTTGATATTGCAACACCATGAGAGGATGGATGGCAGCGGATATCCACTTGGAATTCCAGGTGCAGAGATACAACTTGGCGCAAGGATTCTTGCCGTTTCCGATGTGATTGAAGCCATGACCTCGCATAGACCATACCGACCTGGTTTTGGCATTGAGATTGCTCTTGAGGAAATAAAAAACAATGCAGGTATATTATATGATGAAGAAGTTTCAAGAGCAGCTATAGAGCTTTTTGAAAAAGATAAATACGATTTTTCAAATGTTGAGAATTTTCTATTGATATAGAAAGTTATTCCAAATTTAGGAATAATTGCACTTGTTTCAGTAAAACCGAGAGGAAAAATAAATGGAAGACAAAATTTTAGGAGAATTTTTTCATAATGCTCCATACGGGGTTTTTATTGCAGACCATGCTGGGAATTTTGTCGAGATAAATAAAGCCGCTTGCGAAATGTCAGGCTATACAGAAGATGAATTAATTGGGACAAGCATCTTCAAGTCTATTGCAGATGAAGATAAAACAGAAGCCAAAAAGAAGTTTGAACAATTGAAAATATCTGCGTCGGTTATGACCACGCTTAATTATACGAGTAAAAACGGGGTCAAACGAGCATGTAATCTTATTGCCTTCAAGATGGAGAAGAATAGATATATTGGATTTTTCGAGGATATTACCGAGCAAAATAAACTTGAGAATAAGATTAGATATGAAACAGACAAGGAAAAAAAATATTTTGAAACCGCGAATGTAATGTTTGTAGTACTTGATCGGCAAGGGTCAGTCCAAGATATTAACGCAAAAGGGTGTAAGGTGCTCGATTGTAATCGAGCAGAAATAATTGGTAAAAACTGGTTCGATAATTATCTTTTAGAATCACACAGAGACGAAGTAAAAGATGTGTTTGAAAAAATAGTTAATAAAGAGATAAGCAATGTTGAATTCTTTGAAAACGGCATAGTCACTTCAAAAGGCGAAGAGAGAGTTATCTCCTGGCATAACAACACGATAAGGGATGAAGACGGAGAGATCAGTTTTGTAATAAGTGCGGGGGAAGACATAACTGATAAAAAGAAAGCAGAGAAGGCTCTTGTTGAAAGCGAAGAAAAGTACAAATACGTATTTGATAAATCCCCCGTTGGTAAATCGCTTACAAAACCAAGCGGCGAGCTATCAGTAAACCAAACGTTTTGCATGATGACGGGTTATACAAAACAAGAGTTGGAAAGTAAAAACTGGGAATGATCTGCCCCCGTTTTATGGTCCAGGAGCAATGTTAGTAAACTCGGGATTTAGGCAGCGATCGGGACTACGGTTTGAGGGGCGGGCGGCCGCCCGCCGAGGCTCGAATGCGGCC